CTATGGTAGGTTTTTCTTTTTGTTGATAAAATCTGCAAATTGCTCTTTTACCCGCCTTTCAAGCGGATGTAGGTAAAAAGCGTTTCTGCGTTCGAGCTCTGCCATTCGTTCAGCCCTGTAGGTTGCCGCCTCAAGGCTAATGTCACATAAATTTGCAATTGCAGCGGCATTTGTTGCGTGTAGCTCATGGAGTACACAAGCCGGAGCCAACAAATCCCGAGCAAATACATTTGCTGAATGTTCGGCATCGTCGATTGTTGCAAATCCGTTGCCGTTTTCCTTAAACAAGTGACCTAAAAATATATGACCGAGTTCATGCGTAATTGTAAATCTACATCGCTGAGGGGATTGCTCATCTGCATATATGATATAAAGTTTATCATCTTGCATCAAAGTTATTCCACTCTCATTTTCACTTAGCAGATTGACTGCCGAATTTTTCAACAAAACAATGTCGGCTTGCTTTGCTATCTGACTGACTTTAACAGGCAAGTTGCTAATTCTGTAGTCGATTAAGCATTGCCAAGAGGCATTGCGTGCGTTTTTGTATTTTTCATAATTCAAGCTTACCACCTCATCGGTATTTTAACCCATGAGGTGTTTTTTATTATGTATTATAAATCTGTATCGTCAGGCTCAAACTTACTGAGATCAGGAAGATTAACTATTTCAATAGGTTGATTATTACCGTCACTTCGTGCGGCTTTAACCGTTGGTATTAGATTATCGTTAATTTTTAAAATAGTATCAATTGTGTACTGATGTTCAGGGTGATTTCGATAAGCATAAACCAAATCTTTTTCATGATTGGTTAAAATCATAGTATTGCTTTTGTTTGGCATTTCTCTGAACTCTGCAAGAATATCATCTACTTTATATATATCACAAAGTGCGATTAAAATTTCTGCATCAGGTTGACCGTGATTGTTCTCCCACGCATTTACGGTTTTTCCACTTTTATTTATTAATTTTCCGACTTCATCGGCGGTTAATCCGCTTTTTTTCCTTAACTCTTTTAATTTTTGTGCTATAAATTCTCTTGACACTTTGTTTCTCCCTTTATAGATGTTTTATCTACGCTTTTATTATAATTCGCTAATTACAGATTGTCAAGAAAAAAATCTGAAAAATGTAGAAAAATTTTTTAAAAATCTCTTGACAATCTACAAAAGTTAGATTATTATTAAAATGAAATCTACAAAATGTAGCATTTAACAGTTGAAAGGAGGTAAAAGGTATGACTGTGAACGAAAAACTTAAAAAGATTGTCGAAGAAAAAGGACTTAAACAATCATATTTGTGTGAGCATACTGGAATGACCGCTGATGCAATTTCAAGAATATTAAATTCCAACCGTAAGGTTACAGCAGAAGAGTTTTTGGGAATATGTCAAGTGCTTGATGTTGATCCAAGGCAGTTTTTTAAGCAGTCTGCTTAACTTATTACCTCAGAAAGGAATGATAAAAATGGCACTAACCATATATGCTGTAGTCGCTACCGTAGTAGCAGTAGTGGCAATCATAAAAGCTGTAAAATGGAAAATTGCTACAAGAGCAATGGTGGTTTATTGTACAAAGAATTTCAGAATACCCACAGACAAAGAACTTGCCGACTGCTCCAAAGAAGCCGCCGGCAAGACAATAAGATTTAAGTAATTCCAAATTGAGCTTTTATAAGCTGAGTAACAACATTCGCTGATATTTGTGTTATTGCAGAAAGCGAGTGACTTCCCACGGTTCCGGCAATCTTCTTAACTTTATTCCATATATCATCGTTACGAATATTTGCTAAAAACTTGTGACCTTCGGGAGTTAAATCACCTACTTCTAAATAGTCGCCACCGTCGGCGCCAAACATTGAAGTAATTAAACCTGCAAGTTCGCATTGTTTAATATGGTAGATAATTTCGTCATGAGAGTATGGTTGAAGCCTTTCAAAATCGTTGCTGAATTTACTGTATCGAAAGGATTCGTTGAAGTCACACACTTCTTCTACACTCAAAAGAATATCACGAACACAGTCGTTATTTAAACGCATAAGCATCACCTCCTTACAATTTGATTTTAGCATTTTAAGGAGAAAAACACAATAAGAAGGTTACAGCAGAAGAGTTTTTGGGAATATGTCAGGTGTTTGATGTTGATCCAAGGCAGTTTTTTAAGCAGTCTGCTTAACTTATTACCTCAGAAAGGAATGGTAAAAATGATTGATTGTTCAAAAACCGAAAATTATTTCGCTGAAAAGCTGAGGATGACGAAAAGAACAAGAAAAGGGTTATGTAAAATTGATTGTTCCGTGTGTCCTTTATGCAGTGAAAATAACGGGACATCCGGTCTTGTTTCGTGTACCACTCTTGAAATGCTTAACCCTGAAAAAGCAATCGAAATCGTTCAGAAGTGGAGCAACGAGCACCCGCAAAAGACATTTCTTACGGAGTTCTTGAAGAATTATCCGAACACTCCGCTTGTCGATGACGGAACACCTAAAGGTGTATGTCTGCGTGCGTTAGGACTGATGGACATAGATGATTGTGACGATAACTGTATAAAATGTTGGAATCAGCCTATTGAGGGAGGCGGAGAGTGATGAGAGAATATTTATTTAGAGGCAAGATGATAGCTAACGGTAAGTGGTCAGAGGGCAATTTGCTTGTGACTAAACAAGGTTGCTGTATAACACCCGATGCAACCGTTTTAGGTAGCTATGGCGCAGTAGTTCCCGAAACGGTCGGCCAGTACACGGGTATGGTTGATAAGCACGGCACAAAAATTTTTGAAGGAGATATCATTGATTTTTCTGACCGTTCAGACGGTGACGGTTACGGAGTTGTTAGGTACAATGCAGAAGAAACAGAGTTCGAGTTTGTGTATGACAATTTCTGCGAGGGTTTCTACGAGGGTTTAGGGCGGAGTTATTGGCCTGAAAATGTTGAAGTTGTAGGCAACATCTACGACAATCCCGAAATTTTAGGAGATGAAGAAAATGATTGAACTGAGAATCAAGCCTTGTCCGTTTTGCGGTAGCAAGGTAACAAGTTGAGAATATAAGCCATAAAGACGCTGACGAGGAGATGTATATGTTTGAGTGCACTAATGATAATTGTGCCTCGGCTACCTGTTTTGGTGATTACAGCACCGACAGAGCAACTGCTATCAAAAATTGGAATAAGCGTGTTGCACAGTGCATCACGAATGCAAAAATCGGCACTTGTACGATCAATATAGATTTGAGGTGATTAAATGAATGACAAAATCCTTATCAACCCTAAAACAAATCAGGAGTACAGCGATGTACCGCCGACCGTGGCGGCTGAATATCTCGGAGTTGCTCTCAATTATGTTTATGAGGGGCTAAAAAAACAAACCCTGCCTATCGGTTCAGCCGTACAGAGCGACAAAGGGCGTTGGAGCTACAACATACCGATTGACCGGCTAAAGACCTATGCAAGCGGTGCAGATATATCCTTACTGACTACACTGCTCAACAAATTGATCGGCAGCGGAAATACAATCAACGAAAGGACGGCGTAAAAATGATAAATTCGCCGTGCTACGGCTGTCAGATACGGACAACAAGATGTCATACAGATTGTGAAAAATACCTCGAGTACAAATCAAAATGTGACAATCGCCGAGCCGAACGCTCTAAGAATTATGACTTTTTTAATTACATCAGTCATAAAATCAACATCCATACGAGATGTCGCAAATCAAATAAATGAAAGAATAGGTGAATATATGGAAATCATTGCAAATAACCGTGCAAATAACCGTGAACATATCGCTTTTAAAGACTTGAAAAAAGGCGATATTTTTGTATTAGCCTCAGATGGCAAATGGTACATAAAAAACAACGATTTTTATGCAGTACGACTTTCAGACGGCGAAACCGTTGAGCCGAATTTCACACCTTTACTTTGCGAAGTCAAAGATTGCGTGCTCGTAGAAAGAGAAATCTATACAGCATTAGCTGAAAAGGAGCGTGTATAACAAATGTGGCATTTAAGAAACTACGAAACCAAAAGGTCGCTCAGAAAAAAAGTACAAGCACTGTAAAGAACAGCTTGAATATACCCGAAAGAGCCTCAGCACTAAAAACGATGAACTCGAAACAGCACACAGCGACATTGACTTTTTTAAGGTCAGAATCATCAAGGTACTAAATGAAGTTAATAAACTTTGTGAGGGTAACAATCTGTTTTTACCGCCTGAGATTGAACGCATACAGGTTGAGCTTGCGGTCACAGATGTGATTGACGTTAAAGAAACCTCCAAAGGCTTTATTTGCGTAGCGGTTGAGGAGTGCAACCGATGAATTTTACAGGCAAAGAAAAAGACCGTTGATTGCTTGCACTACAATCAACGGTCGGCAAATAACACAAGGCTATCTGCGTACAAATACAGTCCAACGTTATTATATCAGATAACCTTGCAAAAATCAAGGAGATTATATAAATGAATAAAAAATCTAAATTACAAATGATACCGACTGACAAACTGCACCCGCACCCCGACAATCCAAGAAAGGTTATCGGCGATGTTTCAGAACTTGCAGAATCTATCAAAGCAAACGGTATCTTGCAGAATTTGACCGTAGTGCCAAACGATGATAACTGGGATGATTTTACCGTTATCATCGGGCATCGCAGGCTTGCAGCGGCAAAGCAGGCAGGATTAACTGAACTGCCGTGTGCGATTGTTGAAATGACAGAGAAAGAACAGCTGTCAACGATGCTCACAGAGAATATGCAAAGGTCAGATTTGACGGTGTATGAAGAAGCAAAGGGCTGTCAGCTGTTGCTCGACCTCGGTGATACGGTCGCAGAGGTTGCCGAAAAGACAGGCTTTTCGGAAAGCAAAATAAGGCGGAGAGTAAAACTCTGTGAGCTTGACGAGGAATCATTCAAAGAAAGCCAGCTCAGACAACCCACATTGGCAGACTACGAGCGTCTGAATCAGATTAAGAATATTGAAGTAAGAAACGAATTGCTTAAATCAATCGGAACGAATAATTTCGATAATCTTTTGTATTCTGCTGTTAAAAAGCAGGAGACCGATGAAGAAAAAGAAAAAATTGAAAAGCTCTGTCTTGAACATGGAATGATTAAAGCGCAGAAACATGACGAAATTCCAAGCAACTACGAATATACGGGATTTTTTGCGCTCAAAGATTTGATCGGTAAAGACTTTGCGGACGGCAGGAAAAGATATTTTTATTTTGGTTACGGCTCAAACATTTATATTTACGCAGAAGCATTTGAAAAGCAGGAAAAGATCGATGCCGAAGAAGAAAAGCGAAAGCTTGAAGAGCAGAGATGGGACGAGCTTGTTGAACAGGCGGAAGAAACAGACGAACGCTGTGAGGCTCTCAGAAGAGGCTTTATGCTGGATACGAATTTCAATGACAACAACAAGAAGCAGGAGCTTGTGAAATTTATAGTCGCCCAAGTGGCGACAGGAGCCAGTAACAAAAAATATCGTTTTGAAGAAATTATCGAACACGACTTTGAAGATGATGAAAACATAGATAGCTACATCAACGAACATTGGAACAATGACAGCGGCAGAATGCTAATGGCGACGGCATACGCTTTGAGCCAGAGAATTTACGGTTCGTTCGATTATATCAGTGTAAATTATTCGGACAAGACATTCAGCCGAAAAAACAATCCCGAACTCAACAGATTTTATAATCTGCTATGTAAACTCGGCTATGTGATGAGTGACGAGGAGATACAGCTCCGTGACGGCACACATCCGATTTTTACCTCCGGTGAAGTAAAATAAACTAAATAAGTTAATCACACAACTGCACTTGTGAGATTATATAAATCCCATTTAATACCTTCTTTCTTTAATTGTATTTTCGGGTAGGTGCAGATGCCCGAACAAATTAACCGATAACAAGCTCTGCACAGCTTGTCATATAAAACTCGTTTACTCCTCTTTAAATAAATTCTGACATTGAAAGCGGAGCAGGTGCAGATGGTCCGCTTTAGGTGAAGGAAATGGCATCAATCAAAGTTAAATCCGAATACAAAAAACTTGTCAGCTTATTTAACAATTTGACAGGATCAAGGTCATTGTGGCAAGTGTTCAACGATTGCATAGAAATGTTTGCGCTAAGCATTCAGAATACTTTTTGCTTTGGTCAAACATTTGAAAAAAACGAAAATCGCTATAAAGACATCACCAAAAATTATAGTGAAAGCGAAATTGAAATAATTGTAAAAATTTTCGCCGAGATAACTAATGCACTCGAAGCAAATCCATTTCAAGATTTTTTGGGGGATTTGTATATGCAACTTGATATGGGAAGCAGCGCTCTCGGACAATTTTTCACACCGTACACCGTATCTTATGCAATGGCGGTAAGCTCGTTTGACGAGAAAAATGCAAAAGCTGAATTATCCCAAAAAAGATATATCTCGGTTCTTGAGCCTGCGGTCGGTGGCGGAGCAAATGTAATTGCGTTTTGTGAGGTACTGAAAAATCATGACATCAATTATCAAACACAATGTGTCATTGTCTGCCAAGAGCTCAGCAAATTAACTGCTCTGATGTGCTATACAGCACTGTCGCTGATAGGTTGTGCAGCGGTGGTTAAAATTGGAGATAGTTTGAGTGATCCATATACGAACTATTTTGCTGAGTGTTCTAAAGGTGCTGAAATTTGGACAACTCCAATGTTTCACATTCAAAACTGCTATAAGAAGGTATGAATCTATGCAAGAAGAGGCGCTTTTACAAATCATTAAAAAACAGCTTAATGAGATCGTAAGGTGGTAGATTTACAAAATGTCGAGGTTAAATAAAACATGGACGGCCGATGAAATAGATTATCTTATTTCTGCTTGGGGCAACGTTAATATGGCCACTATAACAAAACACCTTGATAGATCCGAATGTGCAATAAGGCTAAAAGCCGGTAAGTTAAACTTAGGACCTTTCTTGGCTAATGGCTATAGATACATCACAATAAGCAATCTTTATAAACTCATTCGTCCAAACACTTCTGCCACTTATCTAAAAACATCGTGGGTAAAAAATAGGAATCTGCCTACTCACAACATTTCAAGAAGTTCAAAAACAAATTTCATCGTTGTTTACATAGATGAATTTTGGATGTGGGCAGAGAAAAATCAATATTTTTTAGATTTTTCGAAACTTGGAAGATATCAATTAGGACCAGAGCCCGATTGGGTAAATCCAAAACGAGAGGCAGACATATTAAGGAACAGTTTTATCAAAGCAACTCCATGGACAAGCAGAGAAGATAACCTTCTCAAAGAATTGCTTGTAAAGCAAAAGTATGGTTACAAAGAACTATCACAAATATTGTGTCGTAGTGAAGGTGCTATACAGCGCAGAATTAATGACCTAAACATCAAATACCGTCCTGTAAAAGCTGATAACCATCAAAAATGGGTTGAATCTGAATACACTTTACTTGGCGAAATGATTAAATGCGGAAGCAAATATGAAGAAATATCCGACAGAATCGGTCGATCAGTTAAAGCTATCAGAGGACGTGTATTTGATAAATATCTCACGGAAAATCTTGACAAAGTACGAAATTATATAGGCAACGGAAACTTTGGAGACGGAACGCCTGACAAGCCGTTAAAATACAAGCGACTTATGTCGGACGAAGAAAAAAACAAAGCTAATCTATTGTTATCAATCATCGCAGGAGATTTACTTTGTGTTGCAAAAACGAACTCAAATGTTGATGAGGAATACAGTGAATATTGGCAAAAGGATATGTGCTTGAATTGGAGCAATATCAAAGGCTGTATTGCATGCGAAAAAGATTGCGACAGTTGCACATCGTTTAAAAGAATACCCGTACAACATTGTAAGCGTTGTGGAAAGGATTTTTTTGAACGAAAAAGTGCTGATTTTTGTAGCGATTGCAGGTCAGCTCGCCTATATCAAGCGCGAAAAAAATATGCAATACTGCAACAAAAGCAAAACCGAAAGTAAAGAAGGCGTATCTATGGATGATAAAACAGAATTCGTACGAATGGTAACAACACAATGCCTAAAATATATGTCTGTGAATGAGGCAAACAAGGTTGAGCAAATTTTGTCAGTCTTGTTGACAAAATATTCTCTAAAAAAAGAAACCTACGCTTTATCCACCGAAACAGTTACTCCTAATCAAAAATTAGTAAATACTTTTTTAGCCATTAAAAAAATTAGTGGTTTGACTGACAAAAGTCTAAAAGCTTATAACAATGAAATACAAATGATGCTTAAAGCAATAAATAAGCCTATCGCAGACATTAATGTTAATGATATTCGTGCATACCTTGCTTTTGAACAATTAAATAAAAATGTATCAAACAGTTATCTTGATACAAAATTAAGATACTTAAAATCATTTTTTAAAACACTGAGAATTGAAGGCTACATACCAAATGATCCGGCAGAAAAAATCACAAAAATAAAAGCTGAAAAGGTAATTAGAAAGCCGTTTACACCGATTGAAACCGAAAAAATCAGAGATGCTGCCGGAAAAGATTTGAGGTTGAAGGCAATCATAGAATTTCTATTATCGACAGGATGTCGAGTTACAGAAGTGGAAAATGCAAATCGCAGTGACATTAAAGATGATAAACTGATTATCACAGGCAAGGGTAACAAGCAAAGATTTGTATATCTTAACGCACAAGCAAAACTTGCTTTGGAAAAATACGAAAATACGAGGTCAGACACCAACAATGCTTTGTTCGTTAGTAAAGTTAAAATAAAAGGTGAATACAAAAGACTTGAAAAAGGACAAATAGAAAATATCATTCGTGAGCTTGGTAAAGACATTGGAATTGAAAATTGTCACCCACATAGATTCAGAAGAACCATGGCTACCGATGCCCTTAGAGCCGGCATGCCAATTGAACAAGTATCACTAATGCTTGGCCACGAAGAACTGACTACAACACAAATATACGCAAGATCTGATGAATCTGATGTTTATCAGGCACATCAAAAATATGTTAGATAAATAGGAGTAAAAACAATGCTTAAACCTGCAATATTATACAGAGATGAAATATTTGCAAAGCTATTAGAATATAGCTACACCGACAATATGCTTTTTTATATGGGGTGTTTAGGCAATGAGTTGCCTACGATCGAAGAAAATAGCAGCGGAAATATCTATCAATACGCTATTATCGGTAAGGACAACAAGCTAATAGGGTATTTTGCATATTCTGTTGATTGGTATTCTTCTTGTGTTTATAACTTTGGATTGTTTGCTTTCGACCGGAATAATACCACGATTGGATTCGATGTTTATAAGGAGCTAAGAAAGATAATCAATGACTACCATATTCACCGAATGGAATGGAGAATGATTTAAGGAAACCCTGTTGAGAAACATTATGATAATTATTGTAAGCATTATAATGGCAAAAAGTTTGTATTTACAGACTTTTTTAAGGATCGACATGGGAAATACCATAACGAAGTTCTTTATGAAATCATATTTAATAAGAGTGAAAGTAAATGAAAGAAATAAAACTTATTGCTATAACGCCTTGTCGGCAATTGCACAAAGATACAATTCTGACAAAGGATGGCTTGAAAGTGAGGTAGAAGAATGAGAGGTATTAAAAATATTACCGTTAATTACGATAACGGCGAAATAGAAACCTTAAATAAAGGTGTAGTTGTTAGTTTTGATGAAATCGACAATGAAGAAGAAACTATCAAAGTCAGATATCGTATGTGCGATATTAAAGGCAAGGATTTGCATTTGATTGTAAACGCTGTTGTTGCGTTGGCACAACAGCTGGGGCTACTAAATGAGGAGTGATAATATTGGCGTTCCCCGAAAAATTAAAAGCGTTAAGGCTTAAGTATAAATTAACGCAGGAAGAATTAGGTGAAAAACTCTGTTTGAGCAGAACAAGTATATCTTACTATGAGCAGGGAAAATTTGAACCTGATATTAAAACTATAATAGATATTTCAAATCTATTTAATGTTACGACAGACGAACTGCTGAAATGAGGCTTAACAATGAAAATAAAAAAAGCATTCGACATATGTAAAAAGAATAAGTCAATTTATATATCTATGACCAGCGAAGGAGAACAGTGGCTTTCGGACGGCAATGCGGTTTATCCGATTTTTGAACTGCCATTGTTGAATGAAAACTACATATGTAAGTTGTATGACATAAACGATGCGCAAAGAGATAAGATTACATTTATCATTGCAAAGGGAAAACCTGAAATTGATGTTAATGACAGTACAGCGGATGAGTCACTCGCTGAAATGTGGGACATTGAAATTGCATATAATGGCAAAATATTATTACCAATAAGCACATCTGAGGGACTTATGTTCATCGACCGTACTTATCTCAGTCCGTTTGCAGATATGCCGCAACAAGAAATGTCATTGACATTAAGATACAATTCAAAAAGTGTTCCCTACTTTGCTATTAAATTTGGTATGATAGCCTACGGGTTTATAGCCGCCTGCGAAATCGTTGACGAAAATCTTGTAAACAGTTTGAAAGCACTCTACATTGAAAGCGATATGATTTTGAAAAACAAGAAAGGATGACCTGCCGATGAAGCAGTATGAAGCTGACCAACAGCGGAAGTTATTTCAGTGGACGACCTTCATCCGGGCAAAGTATCCTGAAATTGATTTGATGTTCCACATTCCGAACGGCGGAAGCAGAAACAAACTTGAAGCAGCCAACCTCAAAAAGCAAGGAGTAAAGGCAGGTGTGCCGGATTTGTTTTTGCCGGTTGGCCGTGGAAGCTATCACGGTCTGTTCATCGAATTAAAATACGGCAAAAATAAGCCGACTGAAAAACAAACCGAATGGCTTAAAAGCCTTAATGAACAAGGCTACGCTGTCGCTGTATGTTATGGTTGCGACGAGGCAAGCGAAAAAATATTAAAGTATTTGAAATTAGGTGAAATAAATGAGTGAAGAAAAAAAGAAACGAGGTCGCAAGAAGAAACTCGACCGAATAGACAGAATGTGTCTTTACTGTGCCGATTATAATGCAAAGCACGGCACAAGTTACAGTTACGGCCAGTTTGTTGCGCAGATAGCCGCAGGAAAAATTAAAAGACTTGGGTTATATGATTATGAAGGAGGTCTTGCTGAATGAGTGAAAATGAAAAACCGGTTGCAGCGGAAATGCAGGACAATCCGACACCGGCAGAAACATTGTCGGAACTCGACAAACTTGTGATAGGCTTCATCGACGGTGACCTTGATGTGGCTACGCTCAATAGCTTAGATATGTTTAATCGTTGGTTAGTGTTTTCAATGTCTGCCGTGTACAGTTGCACAAAGATAGGCTTGCTATCCGCTAAATCTTGCGTCAAGGCTAAGTATAAATTATTGCAAGAATATCGCAGGTTTAGGACTGACACTTTTTTTGCAAACAAGGAACACATCGAATGGATAAAAAGGACAAAAGAAACTTCTTGCAAATTAACGGAGTTGTCAAAGGCGATTGCCGAACACGATACTAATGTATTGCAAATTGCTTTACAGATAATTGACCTGCTCACAAAGCATGATGTTTATAACAAACTTTTCATTTTGTCAGACGCATCGGATACATATAAAGAAAAATGTTTAAAAACACTAACCGAAAACGATACAGCATTTTTGAATGAGTTCGGCAACATACCTTTTGTGGATTTGCTCTTTAAATTTTATAAATCAACAGAAGAAACAAGAGCAACTGAAATCTTTAAGGAATTGGATGCCGACAATATCAGAACTGTAGCTTGTCACGTGCCGGTTAAGTCGGATGATTGTCGAGGAATCACAAAAAGCTACAAAGAATATTTTGGTATTTAAAGTAAGGCAATATTCTTGCCGGCTGCAAAATCTTAAAGGAAATTCAAATCAAGTTAATCCTATATAAAAAAGTAATCAAAGCGACGACTTCCGTTTTGATTAAGCTGTTACAAAAGAATGCACCAAAAATCAAACACACAATTGCAGCGGCAAGGTTGCACAGGCAGTAGTTCGGTGGTCAGACGGACTACTGCATATTTATATCATCTGATTTTTTAATGAGAAAATAGAATAATAAATAGTCACAAATAAAAGGGTTGAAATACCCTTTAACTATCCCGCTCAAGGAATTAATTAAGTGACCGTTTTAGTTTTTACATATATAATGGGAAGTTTAATATGTTTACATACAAAGCTGAAATTAAATCAGGGCCTTTCCTCGAGGTCAAATACTATAAATCATTTCGCAGACGGAATAAGAAAAATCTTGCTCGACAAATCAATCAATCCCGAACAAACGAAAAGCAAGCCAAAGCAAACCGTATCAGAGGAGAACAACACACACAGAGGCTTATCCTCTGCAACTTCTCTGAGGGCGACTGGTTCGCAAGATTCTCCGCTCCGTTTGGTGAATTTACCGAAGATGAATTTGAGAGGGTTGTCTCAAATTTTTTTAAACGAGTGAAACGCAGGACAGATAAGAAACAAATCAAGTTTAAATACATCGGCTACTGCGAATGTGGTAAGCTCGGAAAGAATTGGCATTTGCACATCGTAATTGAGGATTGTGCCAGAGAAATATTAACGACTTGTTGGCCGTGGAAAAACGGAATAAATTTCACTCCGCTCTACCAAGACGGAAACTATGCCGACCTTGCAAAGTACATCCGCAAAGATGTCAGCGGAAAGAAAAGATTAAAAACATCAAGAAATCTCAATAAGCCTGAGGTCAAAGTTGTTGAAGGGAAAAAACGAGAATACAGAAAACTCGAACGAGGAGAGGCTTTGCCTTGTCCCGAAGGATATTATTTTTATCGTGACGAAATGTGGATAAATGACTTCACGGGTGCGTCTTTTTATTTTACTTACTTGGCCAATAGCCATAAACACAAGAAAATCGGAGGTGCAAGGATATGAGAGATACAACAAGAGATTATACAATTGCACAGTTTAGACTTTATGCCTCTCTTGGATTTCCAAGCAAAGCACAGGTTGTAGCTGACAAGGCAATGCACCGAGCATTACAACTTGACCTGCTTGCTGTGGTAGACACACTTAATGCCTTGACCAATAGCGGTAAAGACTACATCTGTCAAGCTGTCAGCGCTGTTTATTTTGTTGCACCAACAAAACCGTTGCACAAAGGTGAAATAAATTTGAGAGTGACCAAGTTTGCTGTCAATAACTATACAGACGAACGCACGGTGTTTCGCTGGTTAAAAGAGGCACGATTGCTTTGCGCAAACCTTCGTGGGCTTAACATTTGTACATATTGCACAAAGAAAGATGTCAGTAGAAGCGATTAAACCTGTTGTACAATTAAATTGTAATGATAAAACGAAAAGTAACTACGGACTGGATCGTCCGCCAAATCCGTGAGGGCAAGGCATATAGATTTTATTTAACAGCGGCTTGGCGAAAAGTTCGAGACGCAAAAAAAGCGAAAGAACATTACGAATGTGAACGCTGTCGTGCTTTGGGTAAGTACAGCCCGTGCGAGGCAGTGCATCACAAACTGTATCTCAAAGTAAGACCTGACCTTGCTCTTGATATCAACAACCTCGAATGTCTATGCAAAGATTGCCACTACAAAGAGCACCATAAATACGAGCCGAAAAAATTAAAAGATGAGTTTGCCGAGCGATGGTGAGCGAAAAAAAGCATACCCCCGGGTAAAAAATCGAAAAATTCTGAGGTCAATGGATAACGGTGTAAAGGCACGACAGTTTGGTCTCGCGCACGCACACGAGAAATTTTTGAGAGAGGAGTAGTATAAATGGCACAAATTAAAATTGCAGAAATCAAAGACAGCTTAATTGAGCAACTGACTTTGAAGGGGGCAAACATTGAAGTCTATAGAGATTTAATCGACAGCTACATTTTTTGCACAAAACTTGAACGAAAAATGCAAGCAGATATACGCAAAAACGGCTTAACATACAAAGCTATCAGTGCCACAGGCAAAGAGTATATGAAGGACAACCCATCGGTAAAAAATGCAGTAATGTACAACAAACAGCGTTTAGCGATCCTCTCACAAATGGGGTTGTCAATTGACAAGGTTGAGAGCGAATCTGATGACGAACTGTAAATACCTTGACGATTACATAAAGCAAGTAAAAAGTGGTCAATATCGTGTATGCAAAGAGCAAATACAGCTTGTAAATTTCATAGAAAAAGTATTCGAAAATGAGCAAGTCTATGTTGACAATGAGCAGGTTGAAAAGTATTTTGCTCTACAGAAATATTTTCCATACGAATTATTTGCATGGGAAAAGTTTTGTTTTATTCTGCATAATTGCACATATTCCGCACCGGGTGTATTAAGATTTCCCGATTTAGTTTGTGTGGTCGGGCGAGGCGCAGGAAAAAATGGCTATCTTACATTTGAAGATTTTGCTCTGCTCACGCCTGTCAACGGCATACGCAATTACGATATTGACATTTGTGCAACATCAGAAGAGCAAGCAAGCACAACCTTTAATGACATCTACGAAATTTTGGAAAACAATTCTACAAAAATGCAGCGGCATTTTAAGTGGAACAAAACAGAGATTACAAACATAAAGACTAATTCAACAATCAGATACAGAACTTCAAACAGCAAAACGAAAGACGGAGGCAGACCCGGTAAAGTCGACTTTGATGAAAAGCATGCATACGAAAATTATAAGCTTATTGATGTTTTCACAACAGGCTTAGGTAAAAAAGCTATGCCACGCAGAACAACAATTACAACCATGGGAGAGGTTCGGGACGGACCACTTGACAACGAGCTTGCCGCCGGTCTTGAAGTGTTGAATGGTGATGCACCTGACAACGGCACTCTTTATTTCATATGCAGGTTAGATAATGAAAAAGAGGTATATGAGCAAGAAAATTGGTACAAAGCAAATCCGTCGTTGCAATATTTTCCAAACCTATTGAGAGAAATTCAAAAGGAATTCGAGGATTGGAAGCGTGATAAGGTGAACAATTCATCTTTTATGACGAAGCGTATGAATATCCCAAAAGGCACAGAAGCCCATCCTGTTACCTCATGGGAAAATATCAAAGCAACAAACAGACCTCTTCCCGACCTTGAGGGTAAGCCGTGTGTTTTGGGCATTGACTACACCAAAACTACTGACTTTTTGGGTATCGGTTTAATGTTTTTAATTAACGGTGAAATTGTATGGAAACCGTTTTCATGGTATTGTTCGCAATCGGCAGACCTTGGACGAATTAAATTTCCTTATGCTCAACAGCCTGATTTACAAAGGGTTGACGGGGCGGAAATCCCGCCTGAAATCGTCGCCGACTGGTTGAGAGAGCAAAAAAAGCATTACAACATCGTCGGTGGAGCATTGGACAGTTACCGTTATACTTTGCTCAAGGAGCCGTTAATGCAGTTGGGTTTTGAATGCGACCGCAAAGGACGAAACAATCTAAAACTTGTAAGGCCGTCTGATAAAATGCTTGTTGCTCCTCTGATTGCTTCGGATTTCGCTAATCATCGTATTGTTTGGGGCGATTCGGCATTAATGCGCTGGTACACAAACAACACTTCTGCCGTTGAGGATAAAAACGGCAATATCATATATGGCAAGATTGAGCCGAAATCAAGAAAAACAGACGGATTTATGGCATTCGTCGCCGCATATACACAGCTTGATTTGTTGAAACAAAATCAGCCGATGACGGTTGATGAAATTGAGAATTGCTTTAACGCGATTGTATTTTAATGTGAGATGATGAAAAATGGTGAAACTTTTTCAGGGCGATTGTCTTGAAGTGCTGAAAACTTTGCCCGATAACAGCGTTGACCTGTTACTGACAGATCCGCCTTATGTGTTAAACACAAAGGGCGGCGGAACTGTAAACAAAATGATGAAATTAAGTGAATCTTTAGCGGATGTCAAGAAAGCAAAAATAATTAATGGATATGACATTGAACTTTTCGGACAAGAATTTTTGCGAGTTATGAAAGAAATCAATGCTTATTTTTGGTGCAATAAAGCACAAATATATGATTATTTAAAATTTTATGTCGGACAACTTAAATGCAAATTTGATATTATTTGCTGGCACAAAACGAACGCTTTGCCCACCTATTCAAATAAATATTTAAGCGACACCGAATACTTACTTTATTTCAGAAAAGGAAAAGGTAAGTTATTTCCTGAAAATTATGAAGATGCAAAAACATATTATCTAAGTCCAATAAATACAAAAGATAAAAAAATGTGGAAACATCCAACTATTAAACCTATTTCGGTTACCGAAAAAATAATCCGTAATAGTTCAAAGGAAAATTTCACAATTTTAGATCCATTTATGGGGAGTGGAACAACAGGTGTTGCTTGCATAAACACAAACCGTGATTTTATCGGTGTTGAGCTTGACGAAAAGTATTACAAAATTGCTGAGGAAAGAATAAAAAACGCTGAAAAAGGCAGGTGAAAAAATGAAAGTAGTAGACTGGGTGAAAAATCTCTTTAAAAAAGATGCCGTTGCAGCGGAATTTAGCGAGGATGGCTCAACAGTTGATGAACAGAGGTTTCACCTGACGGAACTCGCCTTATTTACGGCGATTGATTTTATTGCTCGAAGTTTGGCAAAGTGCGAATTTGTGACGGTAAGCAATAACCGAGAAAGTCGCAAAGCTGAATACTATTTGTGGAACTATTCGCCAAATAAGCATCAAACCAAAATTGAGTTTTTTACGCAGGCTGTTGCGAAGTTGATTTTTGACAACGAGCTTTTAATTGTTGAAACTGCCGATAATCAGCTTATGATTGCTGATAGCTTCTCGAGAACGGAACACGCTTTGATTGACGACACATTCAGCGGCGTTACTTGCCGAAATTTTACATATCAGCGCATTTTTCCTGAAAGTGAGGTAATTTACCTCAGATATAACAACTTTGCTCTTAACGGCTTGTTATCGGATATGTGCAACACTTACGAGCAGTTAATGTTATCAGCTCAGGAAAGATATAATAAAGCGGTCGGTCACAAAGGCATCTTAGAGATGGATAATTACAGCTTCGGCGACGAAAACTTCGCTGAAACTTACAACAAAGTTTTGTCGAAGCAGTTTAAAGCGTTTTATGCAAACAAAAACGCTGTTATGCCGATTTTTAAGGGTATGAAATATTCAGAACCCTCAACCGATGCCGGAAAGACTACGAATAGCGAGATTAACGATATTCAGAAGTTAAAAACTGAGGCATACACGATTGTCGGCAACGCTTTGCACATTCCGCCGGCAATTTTAAGCGGTGAAGCCTCTCAGCTCTCAGACGCTATGGATTGTGCTATCGGAAATGCAATTGATCCGATTGCAAATATGTTTGAGCAAGAGATTACAAAAAAGAGATTCGGCGCTACCGAATTTAGTAAAGGTAATTATCTCTTGATTGACACAACGACAGTCAGACATATTGACGCAATCAGTCAGGCGAACAATCTTGATAAGTCAATTGCCAGCGGTGTGCTGACACCTGCGCAGGCTCAAAAATATTGCAACATGCTCCCTTGCTCAGAGGCTTGGGCGCATACATATTACATTACTAAAAATTACCAAACAATAGCAAATGCTTTGAAGGGTGGTGAATAGAATAAATGAAAAGTAGAAATTACAACATCAAGCAAATTGCAGACAATCAGAGTGTCTTGCAGATATATCTTTATGGTGAAATTGAGCCGAGCTACTTGAATATTTGGGGTGACCTCGTAGAATCCAAGACAAGCGCCGAATATATTCGCAAGGCGATTGAAAAAGCAGGCGAAATTGAAGGCATTGAAATCTACATCAATTCCGTGGGCGGATTTGTTGACGAAGGTGTGACAATTTACAATTTGCTAAAACGGCAGAGTGTGCCGGTCACTGCATATATCGACGGTATGGCTTGCTCAATCGCCTCTGTTGTCGCAATGGCGGCTGACAAGATTGTAATGCCGTCAAACACAACGATGATGATTCATCATGCAATCGGTGGTTGTTATGGAAATGCGAAAGAGCATAGAAAAGTTGCAGCTCAGCTTGACAAAATCAGTGAAGCAAGTACAAACTCTTATCTTGTTCACGCAGGCGAAAAGCTTACAAGAGAAAAGCTTGAACCGTTGCTCGATGCTGAAACATTTCTGACCGCACAAGAGGCTTTTGACCTCGGTTTGTGTGATGAAATCGTTGATCCTGTCGATTTAACGGAATCAAAAGAAATTGTTAACGATGCACAGCAAAAGAAGAATCCAAAAGCAAAACAGGCAGCGGCAGAACTTGCAAAAATGCTTGGCACAAAGCCTGAACCGCAGACACCGCCCGAACCACAGGCTGAACCGAAAGAAAAGGACAGCTTTGAATTTTTTGAAGAACTTTTTAAAACCAAAAATTATTTGTAAAGGAAGATGAAAAAATGAAAAATCTTGATTTACTTGCAAACGCAAAAGCACAGTTTGCACAGAATTTTAAAGACGCTTTTGAATCAAAAGACGAAACAAAGATGACAAACGCTCTCAATGAGTATGCAGGCAGTATTCAGCAGTCAATCATTGAGGTCGCACAGGAAATCGGCGAAACCGCCGACAACACAATCCTTGCCAAGAGAGGATTCAGACAGCTTACAAGCGCAGAGCAGAAGTTTTACAATAATTTTGTCACAGCGGCAAAATCTGCGGATGTTAAGCAGGCACTCACAGGTCTTGATGTTACAATTCCGCAGACAATTCTCGACACAGTGCTTGAGGACATTACAAACAATCATCCTCTGCTTGATGCAATCGGCATCGAAAACACATACGGCTCTGTTAAGGCGATTTTTGCCACAGACACAAAACAGCTCGCTGCTTGGGGTGCTTTAAGCTCAAAAATCACACAGGAGCTTGCCGGCACAATCCAGGAAAAGGACTTCTCAACATCAAAGGTAAGTGCCTTTATCCCTGTTCCGAAGGATATACTCGACCTTGGCGCTATATATATCGACGCATACGTCCGCAGAATCCTCGCCGATGCACTTGCTTATGCTCTTGAAGATGGCTTTATCAACGGTGACGGCAACGGCAAACCTATCGGTATGCTTAAAGACCCCGAGGGTGCTGTAAAGGCAGGTGCATATACCGAAAAAACAGCAATAAAGCTCACAAGCCTTGACATTAAGTCGTATATGGGTGTTGTTGCCAAGCTTGCGAAGGGCAAGGGCGGCAAGACAAACAACATCACATCGGTTGACCTCATCGTTAATCCTGTGGACTATCTCACAAAGATTATCCCTGCAACTACGGTACTTGCAACCGACGGCTCGTATAAAAACAACCTCTTCCCCTTCCCGACGAATGTTTATCCGTCAGAAATGGTTGCGGAAGGCACTGCCGTTATTGGTCAACTTTCAAGATATAAAGCCTGCCTCTCAACAGGCAAGGAAGGTAAGCTTGATTACTCTGACCAGTACCAGTTTCTTGAAGATAACAGAGTTTATCTTATTAAGGCTTACGCAACAGGCTTTTCACTTCACACAAATGATTTTATTAAGCTTGACATTTCAGCGCTCAATCCTGCTGAAATTAAAGTAACTCTTAATCAGGCAGCAACAGCTTAATTTATCACGGAGGTGTTGAAAAATGGGAATCATGAACGATGTAGTTAATATGCTTGATTTCGACCGCGAACACATTGAAACAGATGAAAGTACAAAGTTGAAAATTGAACTGATTATAGCCAATGGAAAACAGCACCTCCGCGATTATAACCCTCTACTTACTGATGAGGATTTTGAACAGTCGACAAGGGCAAGAAGTTTGTTGTTTGATTATTGCAGATACGCTTACTCAAATGCTGTTGAAATGTTCGACCATAATTTTGAAAACGAAATTTTAAAATTAAGGCAGGAATACGAGGTGCGAATGTATGATACTGAAGAATAACATTGATTTTTTGACATTTAATGACGGACTTGCAAAAATCTATGAAACCGACGAAAACGACGACATCATCACCGACAGTCTGAAAAAATATCGTTTCGGTAATGAAAAAATCGGCGTAACTCGTTTTTATGGTGCAAAGCAGAACGATATTGAACTGTCAAAGGTCATACATATTCACAAGGACGAAAACTTGCGAACGGATATGGCGGTCATCATTGACGGCACACGGTTCAAGATTGAACAAATTCAGCACGATAAAAGCAAAAATCCCCCTTGCTCGATTTTGAGCTTGTCACAGAGGGGGCTGTATGAGGGCGGTGCAGAAGATGTATTTTAAAAATTACGATGAATTTGTCGAACTTATTAAGTCTTGTGGCTTTAAATGTGTAGAGGCAGATTACAACAAATCAACCCCTGCACCCTATCTTGTTTATTTCAAGGATGAAGAAACAGGAATTTACGCAGACGGTGAAATACTTTGGAAAAATGCAAAAATCATCATAGAACTCTACACGGCAAAAGACGACCACAAGAGCGAGACGAAGTTTGAGGAGTGGCTCAACGAAAACGGTTTTGGTTGGAAAAAGCCGAACCGAGCGTGGGACACAACCAATAAGCTTTGTGTAACTTATTACAACCTGAGTGTGACTTTTGATGAGTGATTACAAAAAAGTCGGCATTGACCGCCTCGGAGATGCCCTGTCGAAAGAACTGTCAACCTATTCGGCTGATGTGCAAATGGGCGTAAGATTGTTGGTTGACGAAAAATCAGAAGAGCTCAAAAACGAAATCAAAAAAAATGCACCTGTCGGCAAAAGAAAAAAATATCGCAAATCATTCAAAGTAAAAATTACGAATGAAACATTCAGGTTTTACGAAAAAACAGTTTATGCCGCTAAACCTGAGTACCGGCTTACACACCTCCTCGAAAAAACTCGTAGAAAAAGAGGCAAAAAAGGCGGAACGGTACAACCGAAGGTGCATATTACTCCGGCTACAGAAAAAATCCATAATGAATTTGAAGCCGGAATAAAAAAGCTCATTAAATCATCGGAAGCTTTTGGCGGCGGTGATTTGAGCGGAATTAAAAGAATTTAAAGAATTAAAAGAATTTAAAAACATAAGGAGTCTTATTTTATGAATAAAACGATCAGAAAAGTTGGTTATGCTGTGCTGACAGAAGGCGCCACAGGCGAAATCACATATGGTAAGCCCGTGTGGTTTAAGTCTGATAAGGCAGGCGGCAGAAGTATCGGTGCTGAACCTATCGGCGATTCGAACACAATTTACGCTGACGGCTTGCCTATTATTGTAGCGAGTGCGAACGGCGGCTATACAATCAGTCTTGAGCTTATTTCAGCAGTCGACGACATCGAAAAAGATTGGTTCGGCAATGATGAAGCTACAGAGGGCGGTATTATTGAGAAGGGCGGCATTAAGGTAATGCCAAGATTTGCCCTCCTCGCTGCCAAGGAAACATACAAAGGCGACAAGCTCTACGAGATTGACACATATTTTGACTGCGTAGCTGCAAGAGCCAGCAGGAACGACAAGACATCAGAAGGTAACTTCGACCCACAGTTCCCGACCTTTACGGTCACAGCAAAGCCACGTCCTGACAATGACTTTGTGCGCTACACATCATATGCAGATACTCTGCCAGAAAGCGTTGCAACTCCTACTGTAAAGGCTGTAAAGGCTGCAAAATCGGCAGTTCCTACAGATCAGGCCTCATCAGACACTACAAAGGCGGCTAAGAGCTAATGAAAGACACAGTTGTTATTAACGATAAAAATGTTGAGGTTGAGGTTACGGCATATACAATGCTCATCTACGAGGACACATTCAAAGGCCACGGCTTTCTGCGTGATACCGACCGTGTTCTTGTTCCGAATCTCAATGATGTAAAATTTGGCACTGCTGTAAAGCTTTTATGGGCAGCGGCAAAGACGGCAGACGATACGATTCCTAACTTTAAGGCTTGGACAAAAGAAATCAGCATCAAGGACGCTATTTCAGCGATAGGTAAAATCGTCAATCTTGTTATTGACAGTCTTAATAGTGACAGCCCAAAAGCGACAGCGACAGCGACCTAAACGGAACTTTCCTGACGGCGAAGGAAATCTTATCCTATGCCGTCAGGTGTGGTCTGACTGTCGCTGATTTACAAAGATTTACAATAGGTTTTGTGCTCGATTATATCGAGACATATTTTGCATTACGAAACAATAAGAATATCCACGAAGAAGAGGAAAAATATCAGAAAATGAAATCTGTATTGCCTTTCGTTACAGAAAGATTTGAAAGTAAAGAAATCTCGGAAAAGCAGTATAGCGAGTTTATGAACCGATATAGGAAATTGGAGGACAGATATGGCAACGATTAAAGGCATTACCGTTAAGATTGCAGGCGACACAATAGACTTGCAGAAATCCTTAAAAGCTGTACAGTCCTCATCCTCGAGCTTGCAGAGAGAACTGACTGCAATTAATAAGCAGTTAAAATTTGATCCTGAAAACACTGTTTTGCTTGCCCAAAAGCAAGAAGTGTTAAAAGAACAAATCGAAAACAGCAAATCTGCCCTTCAAAAGTTACTTGATGTGCAGGATCAGGTCGAAGAACAGGCCAAAAACGGCGAAATCTCAACCGAACAGTACAGAGCTTATCAGCGTGAAGTCGAAAAAGCGAAAAGCAAACTTGAAACTTTCACTAAACAGCTTGCGGAAACCGAGGAAAAAGCAAACGAAATAAACCTCGAATCTGCCCGAAGTGAGATGTCAAGAACTGAAAAAAGTGTTGACAAGACAGGCGACAGCTTTAGAAACCTTGAAAATAAGTCAAATAAAACTGATTTATCCAAGGTCAAAAAAGAAATGGATGATGTTAAATCCTCAGCCGACAACCTTAAATCTGCTGTTGGTGGTGCATTAAAAGAAGCAGGTGCAGCGGCAACAGCGGTCGGCGGAGCGTTGACCGGAACTGTCATAAGTGCAAACAGTGAAGAAAAAGCTTTAAATTCCTTGCAGGCTCAAACCGGCTTGACTACTGAAGAGCTATCAAAATACGAAAGCGTTATTGACGAAATTTACAAAGACAATTTTGGAGAATCGCAAGAAGATATTGCGAATACCTTGTCGAAAATCAAGCAAGTTACGGATGAACAAAATCCCCAAAAGCTTAAAGACATGGCGGAAAATCTGTACACGCTTGAAGCAACTTTTGATAACTTTGATATCAGCGAAACTTTAAGAGGCATTAACGGTCTGATGACCAACATGGGCTTAACAGCTGATGAGGCTTTTGACTATATCGTAAAAGGTGCGCAAAACGGCTTAAATTACAGCGGAGAGCTCGGCGATAATATTGCCGAATATTCACAGATTTGGGGACAGGCAGGCTTTGATGCAGAGCAGATGTTTTCAATCCTCGAAAACGGCACAAAAAACGGTGCGTACAATCTTGACAAAGTTAATGATTTTGTCAAAGAATTTACAATTTCCCTTTCCGACGGAAGAATTGAAGAAAATCTCGGTAGCTTTTCAAAAGGCACGGGCGAAATTTTTAAAAAATGGAAGGACGGCAAAGCTACTGCATCAGATGTTTTTTATAGCGTTATCAGCGATTTAAGAAACACAAAGAATGAGCAAAAGGCATTAACTACAGCTTCAACGGTTTGGTCGGCTCTCGGTGAAGATAATGCAATGAAAGTTATCAAATCGCTTGGGAATGTCAACAAAAACTACAAAAATGTCAAAGGCTCAATGGAAAAAATCAAGGATATCAAATATGATGATGTTGAAGCCGATTGGGCAAGTCTTGGCAGGACTGTACAGACCGATGTTATCAATCCTATTGGCAAATCGCTGTTTCCGGAAGTCAAAAAACTATGTAAATTTGTCGAAAACCATACTGACGATATCATCCCTACGCTTAAAATTGTAGGCTCTCTTGTTGGCGGTATTTGGGTAGGTAAAAAAACAACCGCTGTTGTAAGCGGCGTTCAAAGCCTTATAGGGGCATATAAAAGCCTCAGAATTGCTACAGAGAGTGCCAAAATTTCGCAGGAAGGTCTTAACCTTGCACAAAAGTCAAATGCAATCGGCATCATCGTAGGCTTAGCCGCTACGCTTGTAGGCTCCTTGTGGTCAATTGCAAGCGCAAACGATGAAGCCAAGGAATCACAGGACAAGCTCAATGAAGCACATGAACAGGCTCAGGAAGAAATCAAAGAACTTAAAGATGCTAATGATGAATATGTGCAAAGCAAGAAAGATGCGGCGTCTGAGGTTGACAGTGAATTTCAATATTATGACGATTTGTGGGGCGAATTGCAAGGCATTGTAGACAAGAACGGCGAAGTAAAAAAAGGCTATGAAGACCGAGCAAAATTCATCACAGATAAACTGAGCGATGTTACAGGCAATGAAATCACTTGGAACGGCAATGTTATTCAGTCTTATAAAGACCTTAAAAGCTCAATGGATGATGCCCTTGAATCAAAGAAAGCACTTGCTTTGCTTTCAGCGACCGAAGATTCTTATCAGACAGCAGTTTCAGGTCTTGCAGGCGCAAAGGCCGACAGCGTTAATCAGTATGCCATTGTTCGTGAAAATAAAAATGATGTGAGCAAGGCAAGAGATAGCGTAAATAGCTTGCAAATGCATGACACAAAAGCTGAAAATGTCGCATGGTGGGCATATGAAAATAAGAACATTGATAAGCATACATTAGGTGTCATTAGCGCTAACGCTAAAGGTGAAAAGGTTGATAAAGAAGAACTTGATGTCGCTCAAAGCCGTATAAAGGCATTAGAAACAGCTTACGACCAAGAATTGGAAAATCGCAAAAATGTTTTAAGCCAAAAAGAAAGCGTTCTTAAAGACGCCGAAGCCAAGTACAAAACTTATCAAGACAAAATCGTCAACTACAACACCACAATTCAAAATTTTGAGAATTTAACCGCTGCAAATGCTAAAGGCAATGCCGAAGAAATCAAAGCCGCTATGTCTGATGTGGAAAACAGCTTAATCACTCACACGACAGGAACTAAAGACACACTCGAACAGCAGGTCAATGATTTTAAGACAAATGCCGAGAATTTAAGGACAGCATACAAAGACGGTGTTGAAGGTGTCACAAAAGACCAAGTTGAAGAAGCCGAAGAATTGCAGGAAAGAGCTGAACTCGAACTCGCTAAATACAGCGATATGTATGGTACGGTTGCGGCGATAGCTACTGGCAAAGCTGACGAAATCAACGCACAGCAGAAGAAAATAAAAGACGGTTTTATTGATGCCGAAACAGGTTCAAAAGCAAGCCTTGAAAATCAGCTCACAAACCTTACCGCAAACTACGAATTATTAAAAACTGCAATGGACGAAAATCAACCGGGCGTTACGCAAAAAATGGTTGATAATGCAAAAGAGCTTGTAGATAAGGCGACTACCGAACTGAACAAACTCGAACCCAACGGAGAAAAAGCCGGTAAGAACGGCACTGAGAGCACCAGCAAAGGTATAGGAGATAAAGATGCCAACAAAAAAGTTGATGATTCGTGCAAGTCGCTTGTCAATAGAATCTTTGATAATTTTTCGGGAGCTTATGACAAATTCTACGAAGAAGGCAAGAATTTAGTTCAAGGCTATATGGACGGTGCCGGAAGCCTTACCGATAAATTATTTAAGTCGGTAGGAGGACTTGCAGAATTAAGTCTTGGCACTCTTAAGAAAACGCAAGATTCACATTCGCCGAGCAGAAAAACCCGAAAATTAGGTAGATATTTCGGAGAAGGTTACCGTCTCGGCATTGAAGACGAAATCGGAGAAACACAAAAGATGGCAAGGTCTTTAACTTCAAGAGCCTTGTCAGCGGTTGAAGGTGATCCAATCGGAGCGATTAACAATAAATTTGCAGGCATTCGCACACAAAGCCAGAATGCAGCGGTAAATAGTCAGCTGTCAAAAACTGTTACAAATTCACCTACGATTGAAATTAATTTCACAGGTGATGTCAACATCAATAATGACATGGATGTTGATGATTTTAACCGTCGTGTATCAACCGCAATTGTGCAAACGCTTGACGGTGAAGCGTCAAAATGGGGAGGTTAAAAATGAGGCATAGTTTTTCATACAATGGCACTGATTTAAGGACATTGGGCTTTTTTATAGCTACTTCCCCCAAATATCAAATTGCAAAGCGTAACTTTGATTTTACAGCCATCTACGGCAAAAACGGCGGAGTGATTTCCGACAATGGTGTTTTCGATAATGTCGAAATGCCGTTCGAGGTCAATAGCTATCCGTACATTGTGCCAAACGAAAGCAATGCAGAGCTTGTAAGAGCGTTCGCTGAGTGGCTTACCGTTTGGGACGGCGAATATAAAATCTTTAGAGATTCATACAACCCCGGCTATTTTACAAAAGCAATTTGCACAGGGGTTGAGCCAATAGAAGAGGTTGCTCCTCTTTGCTTGTCAACGACTATCAATTTTAGTCGAATACCGTTTTGGTACAGTGATTTAGGGCAAGAGATTATCAGACCGAAATTAACTTCGACACAAAACGCAGAAATCGAAGTCTATAATCCTGAAAATTACAAAGCAGAGCCTTTAATAAAAATCATCAACAAAGGCGCAAAAGTTAATCCGTTGACGCTGACGGTTAATGACGGTCAAACTCTAACAGTTAAAACATCATCGGATAAGGATTATATTGAGCTTGATTCCGAACAGCAGTCCGCTTCTTTCAACAACGGCATGAGTTTGGCAAACAATTGCATAATCTGCACAGAGTTTCCAAAGTTTTTGCCCGGTTGGAATAAAATAAAACTCTCAGGAAAAAGCGCAAATGCGTTTACTGATATTGAAATTAAGCCTAATTGGAGGAGATTGTAATGTACCCTATCTTGTACAACATTGCTGACTTTTACAAAAACTCAACACCATTGTTTGAATCTAACGGTTTCGGTTTCTTGACTGAATGCACCGAGTTCTTGGTGACAATGGAGCAAAATGGCACATACAGCTTTAGCGCGAAAATTAAAAGCACAGATAAGCTTGCGTCCAAAATTAAAATAACCTCATATATTAAAGCGAAAGTAAATAATGTAACTGAGCCTCAGTATTTTTATGTCACAAAAATAGAAGTCGATAAAAACGGTGATTTAACCGTGTCGGGCGAACATGTGTCAAGAATGTTTTTTCAAAACGGAACAATTCCTCGTGCAATGGACGGATCAATGTATGGCACGCCGAAAGAACTCATTGACCACTTTATGCGAGACTACAGCATAGTAGGAGAACCTCTGCATATGTGGTTTACGGAAGCCCCATATAAGTGGTTTAGCTTCAGTTCATCAATCACAGCAAAGAAAAGAATTTATTTAGGCTATTCACAGGCAGTAAAGTTTGAGGATATTTTCAAAGACGATGACGAAGGGTTGATAAATCAGTTTGGCGGTGTTTTGTATTTTAATAATTTTGACATTTATTTTAACAAAATCAGTACAGCAGGTGCGAAAAGTGGCTATCGTATAGCTTTCGGCGCTAATGTGTCAGATTATAAGCAGACTGCTGAAATCGGCAACTACTATACACATGTTATGCCTTACGCACGATGCAACACTACGGACAATAAAGAAGTTGTCGTGTCAAGCCCTGAACCGTATGAAACGGGTTTAAAACGGAGTATTAAAAACACATATTTATTTGATTGCACCAATAAAATCAAGAAATACACTTTAAACCCAAGCACCGGCGAAAACTACGAAGAAGTCAGAGATGCCTTGCGATATGCGGTCGCTGATTATAACTATTCGACGGAACAAACATCGGAAACACTGAGCATAAAAGTAACTCTCGAAAATGAGCTTACAAAAATGCACGCAATCAAACTTTATGACGAAGTGACGGTTGTAATGCCGGACGGCACTAATCTTAGCCGAAGAATTTCAAAAACGGTCTACGATAGCGTATCCCAAAAATACAAAGAAATTACAATCGGCGACTTAAGTATGTCAATGTCTGATTTGTTAAAAATCCAAAGGAGGTTTAAACGATAATGGCAATTAGTATAAAACACAAATCAATTACAATTGATGTAAATGACCGCAACACACCGAACATTGTTGCAATTGCAAATGTAAATGACAAAGCGGTTCGCTATCTCGATGTAACATTGACGGCAAGCGGTGAAAAATTGACCTTTGCTGATTGCACAGTAACTGCAACCTTTGCAACGGACGGATATTTAATTTCAGATTCAGTCGCTTGCACCCTGAACAGCGCAGCGGATGTTATTACTGTCCCGCTTGAAGATTTCAAGTCTATGTCGGGTTTCTTGGCAATCGAAATTAAGATTGCAAACGGTGAAACGCAGGTATTAAACACTCCGCTGACCTTAAAAGTCATGGTAACTCCGAGCCTCGCTGAAAACAGCAAGATAAACAGTGAAAGTGCTGGCAGTTTTACCGAAATCAGCCGAGAGGTTGCCACGGCAAGAGGCAAATTCTCAAGCCTCAACGCAAGGCTTAACGGGATTGATTCTGCCGTAACCAATAAAGCCGAAAAAAGCACGGTCAGTCAGCTGTCGGCTCGAATGCAGACGGCAGAAACATCTCTTGCAGGTAAGGCAAACGCAACAGATGTCAACGATGCACTTAAAGCGAAAGAGGATAACTCAAACAAGGTAATTTCAAAAACTGACATTACTGATAGCAGCACTAATTATCCGAGCATTAAATATCTTAACGATTTCTATTACGATGCGAACGAAGCCTACTCATCAGAAGAAACGGACAAGCTTCTTGCAACTAAATACGATTCGTCAAATATCGAAAGCGGAACATCAACGCTTACACCATACTCAACCGTTGCAGATAAAATCAAAAGTGCAAACTGTACATATAAGACGATTGGTGACATCGTAATCGTCAGTGCAACGGTCAAAATGAACGCAGTATCTCTTAGCGGCAATAGCATGTGTCCGCTGATTGATTTGCCGTACAAATGTATTTCCGAGGACAATGTTTTTTGTGTCGGTATTTCAAACCTTGGCAAGCTCTTTAAATTTGCCATTCCGAAAAATAACACTTGGCTACAGTTTTCGACTCAGGATAAGACCGCATATACATTCGCAGACGGCGAGCAAATTAATGTGATTTGCTTGTACAAAATTAAATAACGGAGGTATGAAAAATGGAACTTAAAGAAAAAATCACACTCGATATGCTCACAAAGGACAGCGTGTCGGTACTCAGACAGCAGTTTTTGACCTTTAACGGTGAAGAAATGCAGGTTGGCGGAAACATCCGCAACGCATACATGAACAGCAAATCGGGCAGAGAACAGCTCAAAACGGTGTTGTCTGATGAATACTATAACGCTGTCATGGCAGTTTGGGGCGACAATCCAACCGTTGACGAGCCTGTCGAAAGTGAGGTCGAATAAGTGACAACTGAAATTATTATCGCTTTAATCACGCTTGCAGGTTCTGCGGTGGGTACTCTTGGCGGTATTGTGATTAACAGTCAAATGTCGAACTATCGCATTGAACAGCTCGAAAAAAAGGTTGACAAGCATAACAGCCTCATCGAGCGTACATATGCGATTGAACAGCACAACGCGGTTGTGGACGAAGAAATTAAGGTCGCAAATCACAGAATTGATGACCTCGAAAAAATCAGCGAAAGGAAAGATTAAAAATGAAAAAAATTTTCACCAAAAATTGGGCGAAAGCTACGGCGGTTAGAGCAATTAAAACAGTCGCACAGACAGCTATTGCAACAATCGGTGTGTCTGCCGTTATGACAGATGTAAACTGGGCCGCAGTAGGCTCGGCATCTCTGCTTGCAGGCGTGCTTTCTGTGCTGACAAGCATTGCAGGTCTGCCCGAAGTTTCGGAAAACTAACTAAAATAAAAAGATAGCCCAGTTGAAAATTAAATTTCTTCTGGACTATCTATGTTTTTTAGATTATTGTTACGAAATTACGGGTATGCCGGTTATATATGGTGGAAGTCCATCTGGGTAAAGCTTAATGAGATTTTTGTAATTTCTTTTATAGTTTTCATTATTTTTAATCAATTTCTGCCATTTGCGTACTGCATTAAGAATATTATTGCAAAAAAGCTTAACATCAATATTTAAGGCATCATTTATAACATTGTTATGCATAGTTATGCCTTGACAAGCTGGAGCTAAAAATATAATTCGTGAATATGTAGAATTTTCGTGTGTGGTTTGTGCTTGATGCACATATGAACAACGAAAATAGTAACAATCCTCGCCGGAAATAGATAGATCGCCCGGTTCTTTTGCGTAAGTGTCATACCAAGTAATATATTTATGTTTTTTTGCTACGCCGTCATTTGACTGCAGTGCTCCACAAATATCGGGTAATGTTAGAGAAGCTTGCAACGCTAAATAGTATAGTTTAGCGTCTAATGCCCGTTCAATTTCTTTTAAAATCAACTCCATATGATTCACCTCCCTTCTATTATGAATTATACCATATTAAAAAATGTAGTAAAAGTGGGGAGTGCATAAAATAAAAACGAAAGTGAGGAATAATTTTATGAGTAATTCAAAACTTGTTAATTACACAAAATTAAGCCCAAACCACAGCGGTAAACGCACACACAGTATTGACCGCATTACTCCGCATTGTGTAGTTGGTCAGTGCAGTGTCGAAACCCTCGGTAATATCTTTATGAATACAGCCTGTGAGGCAAGCTGTAACTACGGAATCGGCTATGACGGCAGAGTGTTGCTTTGTGTTGATGAAGGCAATCGCTCTTGGTGCAGTTCATCAAACGCAAATGACCAGCGTGCAGTCACAATCGAATGTGCAAGCGACACGGTAGCTCCGTACACCATGAACAGCAAGGTGTATAACAAACTCGTTGCACTCTGCGTTGACATTTGCAAGCGTAACGGCAAGACTAAACTGCTTTGGTTTGGCAATGAGGACAAGACTTTAAACTATTCGCCAAAATCAGGCGAAATGGTCTTGACTGTACATAGGTGGTTTGCAAATAAATCTTGCCCGGGTGACTGGCTCTATAACAGGCTTGGCAATCTTGCAGACGAAGTAACCGCACAGCTCGGCGGTAAAACATCAAATAAGGAGAATGAGGAAATGATTAAATACGGCGCACACAATACGGCAACACTTGCTTTTAAGAAGCAGTTGATTACTTTGTACAACATGAAAATTATCAAGACTAAGGTCGATAACTCGAACGGTTTCGGTGACGGCACTCTTAAAGCTGTTAAAGAGGCACAGAGAGCAGGTAAGGTTACAGTTGATGGTATTGTCGGCGAAAAGACAATCAACGCTATCTATCATCTCATCAATGACGGCATCAGAGCCAAGGACAACAAAATTGCCAATGCTAAAAAGGCACTTGGCTAATCTAAAATTCAAACACACATAATTGCAAAAAAATCCCCCCTCATCCGCCGTAAAAAGTGGATGAGGGGAGTTTGTTGTTATTTATTATTTTCTGTTGCAATCCTTTTAAAAAAATTTTTTAAAAAAGCAAATATTTTTTTAATTTC